AACTGGTGGCAAAGACTTTGTCCTAGTCGTTAAGAGAAAAACCAAAGCATGGAGAGACTTTAGTTCATCTAAGTTTATGAATGAAGTTAGCCCGTTAATCGTAAAATCTCCTAATGGTAAAGAGATTAGCGTGACAGATGACCCAAAAGTTCGTCAATTTATTTCTGAGTATCTAAAGCAAAACTCTCCAAATATTGAGCAATATCATTATAAAGAGTGGAATGATGCAGACTATGAAAAAACTGCAGAGTTTATCAAAGCAATCGTTCCGTACAAACAGATTATTGACAATTTAGTTGGTGGGTTAAGGGACGAAAAAATGAAAGCTTTTTTTACAAATAGTGCTCCAGTTAAATCAAAGATGACACAAGCTCCATTTGGAGAAGATTTAGAGTTTACACCAGCTCCAGCAAAGTCCCAATCTATCAGCTTAGATGATGATTTTGGGCTGAGCCAACCAAGTTCTCCAACACCAACTCCATCGACAAAAGCGTCTTCTCTCGATTTAGATGATGAGCTCTTTAGCGATCTTTAATAATTAAAAAAACCATCGATATAAATGGAAAACCAAGCACCGGCACAATCTGAGAAACAGCCAACTCAAGAGTTGCCAAAAGTTACTCTTCTGTCAGCAATCAGTTATCAAAATAGAGAAGACTATGAGATCTTTCTGAAGACACTGACTGGCGAGCATGCAGTAGTTACTCTAATTGCAGCAGCTAACCACGCACAAGGCCGAGGCGCCTATAATTTAGACGAAGCTGAATTGATTGCAAAGGCAATTAGAAAATTAACAGTTAATCCAGCTGAAACATCTACTGAAAACAAAACAACTGAACCGGTTGTTAACGCTGATTCAGTTGACGCGGGCTCTGCCAAAAAAGCAACGCGTTCACGTAAAAAATAAGTATGAACTTAGTCATTGATGGAAATGCTTTTCTTAACGTTGCAACCAGTATCGTTAAAAATATCCTACTCAACGACAAACGCGTTGGGGAAAGATATTATGTAAATGATTTAACCGAAGATGACAAGTTCACTCTTAAACAGGCCAGCAAGGATGTCTTTCAAAATTTTTCTTTAAATTATTTTGGAAGCATCCTTGCGCCGTTTAAAGACAATATTAGTTCAGTCTTTTTTGTTTTTGATTCTAAAAGCTGGCGTCGCCGGTTTATTAAGCAACACGTTGAAAGTCATGGAGAAGGAGATTTTGCATATAAAGGAAACCGAAAATATGATGAAAAAATCTATTTGTTTTTTGACTTCTTTCAGCAAGATATTTTGCAAACACTATCTCAAGAATATGGAATCATTTCAAATCGGGTCCTTGGTGCTGAAGGCGATGATCTAATCGCATACATTTGCGAAAATATACAAGAAGATATTTGTATTTGGTCAGTAGATAAAGACCTAATCCAACTATTAGAAAGCGGCCGGCGCAATATTATCTTAATTACTCCAAAGATGATGACTAAGTTTAAAAAAATCTATACGACTGAGGATTTTGATAAACTCGAAACAAAACCAATTGATCTATTTAATTTAGAGATGTCGGATATTGACAACTCTTCATTAGTTAATGTCTTGCATGATCTAACGAAAAAGGATTTTATGCACTTTATGGTGGATCCAACGCTAGAGATTTTAACCAAATTTCTAGGCGGCGACGGTTCCGACAATATTCCAAGGATTCATCCAAAAATGACTGCATCTAAAATCACAAAAACAATAGACTTAATTAAGGAGAATTTTGATTGGCAAAGCATTAAATCTGCAATTGATTCAAATGACCAAGAGTTCATCTTATTATTAGTCAATAGTATATGTGATTCCCTAAAAATAAGTGAGTCAGACGAACGCCTTACAATACAGAATAACTTAAATCGAAATAGGACAATAATTCGTTTACACACTAGTGTTATTCCTGAAAAAATCAAATCTGAAATTGTGTCTCAAGTTAAATTTGATAAGCGCAGAAGATTTGATTATCTAAAATTTAAGAAAAATTACAAGCATTAATATGACGCAGTTAGCGCTAGAACCACTATTTGAAAGAATAATGATTTTACCAGATAAGGTCGAAGAAGTAACCGAAACCGGTATTGTTTTACCAGTTGAAGCTAGAAAAAGACCTAATACTGGAATAGTTATTTCAATCGGTCACCTAGTTGAATCAAAGTGCCCAATTAAAATCGGTGATCACGTATTATATCAACGATATTCTGGTCTAGACGTTACGCATAACGGTACACTGTACCATATGGTAATTGCAAATGAGTTATTAGGTAAATTCACTTCTCCTGAGGCAGCCGATGGTCTACGAGTTGCTCAGCCGAGTTAAATAACTATATGAAAAGACCATTATCGTTTAACCTATTTTTAGAATCAATAGAGTTAGTTCGAATATTTTGCGATTTAGATGGAGTCCTTGTCGATTTTGATAGGGGCTTTATAGAGCTACCTGAAAATAGTGACAATCTTTCTCCAGGAGAATATGAAGAAAAGAACGGCAAAAATTCTATTTGGCCGCTAATTGACAAGCATGGAGATGAATATTGGTCAGAATTGTATTGGAAAGGAGACGGCCGCGAACTTTGGGATTATTTAGAAGAGTATAAGCCATCAATAATAAGCTCGCCAAGTCGAAATCTAGCTTCAATTAGAGGTAAGGTAAAGTGGGTTAAATTGAATCTCCGAATAAACGAAGAGCCTATCACTAAGTTGGAGGATTACACCGGTTCAAACCGACTTATCTTAATGCAGCAAAAGCATCTCTTTGTAAAATCAGCAAATGATATTCTAATTGATGATACTCAATCAAAAATTGATAAATGGACAGAAGCTGGCGGTACTGGAATTTTGCATAACGATGCTACTGATACTATTAAAGTTCTTGAAGAAATTCTAGAAAGACTTCGAGACGGTTCTCAGACCTAAACCGGTTATGCCAAAAAAGGACCTCATTGAGGCCCTTTTTTGATTTAAGTGAATTTTCTTATTAGAAAGAAGGAGTAAATCCGCTCGATTGAGAAGATAGTTGTCCACCAACTCTTGTGATTGTAATGCGGTTAATGAATTTGTGAATTCCTCTTGGGAAATCGATAATAATATCGATAATTCCTGTATTATTTTCAAGAACTTCAGGTCCATTATTACTTTCATCAAAGACGATATCGTAACTTGCGATTCCTCTAGCATCTTTAACTGCTTCCAAGTAGTTTTTAACTAGAGTCTTAACTCGTAGTCTTGTAATCTCGTCATTAAAGTCAAATAGGAAGTTAATTAAGATTCGTTCAACATCTTTTTCAATAGTTACTAATGCTTCTCTAACGTGAATGTTATTTAGAGCTGATCTAACTCGCTGATATGCAGTATTGTTTGAGAATACCATGATTCCGAAACCTCTACGCCGCACGATCAAATTGTGACCTGCTGGCTCTAAGAAGTCCCTATCCTCATTAGTTAAATCATATTCAATACCTACAACTTCTGGGTCAGTAATAACTCCGCGCTTACCAGCTGCAATTGAGAAAGTATTGCCGCTGCGATACTTTTTCATAAATACGTTTGATACGTATGCGGCTGGCGGAACTGACTTATTTCTACCATTTTCTTGAATGATCAAGTTAGGCATAAAGTATGCAGCGTATGATTGAAATGGAATTCCATTCTTTTCACCACTTGCAAATCCAGCTTGGAAGCTAGGATTTTGAGTTAAATCTCCACCTGCTGCAATGTATTCAGCTGAAACCAATTTAGTAACTGGGTTAATGAAGCTCGGATCAGTTGATCTTTCAAGCTGAGCAAATGAAGGGTTATTCAAGATTGCTAGAGCTTTTCCGTGATCTGCTGCTAATTGAACTAGCGCAGATTTTGCACTTGATGAAACTTGACCTTCATATGAATCAATTACATAACGATAATCAAGAGTCTCTCCATCAGCTAAGGTTGATGCAATATTATATTCATACATAAAGTCTAAGATAGCATCCTGTCTAGCAGCAGTTCCATTAGGAAATAGATCTGCTTCTGCCCACTTTAATCCGCCAATGTTGATACCAGCTGCGTGCTTAGAGAAGTTTTTAATTCCTTTATACACGCTAATTAAATTTGAAGTTAAGTCAAAACCTAGAGTAGTTGCGGCAGTTGGAGCAGCAGTAGTAACGGTGTACTTAAGAGTAGTTGAAGAATTCACTGTTACTTTTTGTGCAACAACTGATGTAATCTTTAAAAGACGTGGGCGGCCTGCTGAAACTGCAGCTTTAATGTATTGTCCAACCTTAAAGAATTCATCAACTTCAAGTCTCTTTGCTGAATCATAGTTACCGTTCTCTGGTTCTCCTTTTGCAACGTTACCATATAGGTTTGGGTGTAGCGTAAAGCTAATCTTATTTGGTGCAAAGTATTGATGTGATCCGCTAAAGTATGCAGTATTAGTAAGATCAAACGTATTCTTAAACTTGTCTCCGCTAGTTGTGATATTTACAACATACAGAGTATTCGGTGCAGTGCCTAGGACTACTGTCGAAATATTTACACGGTTAGTTAATGGTGCATCAGAAAAAGTTAGGACTTCAACATAATTGATTTCTTCTGATTTCTTAATTAATCCATCAATTTTGATGTAATTAGCTCCACTCTTGTCGCCAGTTTTAATACAACCTTTTTTCCATGCATTCCAGATCTCTCCGCCTTCGTACGCTGCAATATAAGTATTGTTTAATACTTCATTTCTAGTGTATACATTGAATGGACCATCAACTAAAGCACCAACGTTTGCAATAACACCATCTTCGTGAGTAACTGTCAATACATCATTAGCTGCGCCAGGGGCAGATTCTGGAGTATATGATCTTGCGCTAATTGCAACGTAAGTGCCAGCTGTAGTAGTTAGCAAGTATTTACCAACTGCAAAGTCTGCCGAAAGGTCTACTCCAGCACCAGTAATTGTTAGAGTTGTATTATTAACTCTAGTAATAGTTGCTGTAATGTTTTGTGTACTACTTGGTGTGAACGCATAGCTAGTTGAGCTTGGAATAACATGTGATTGACCAGCAATTGCTTCCGGTAAAGTTGCATTAATGTCATTAATTCTAAACTGGAAGTTGTTGTCTGCTGCTTTTCTGTGACTTAATACGTCCACTAATGGAGTTTTAATAGTCGCATCCGCGTCCAACCAATACTGATTTTCATCAAATCCATGACCGACTAGGTCTAGCCGCTGATTCCTAATATTTTCAACGTCATACGCAAATGCGTTTTTAGTTAAGTCCATGACGTCTACTTTTCCAAAATCCAGTGCACAAAATACTCCAGTCTGAGGAAACGCCCGATTAAATACTCTGTCGATAGACACGTTTGCATTAGTTAGGTCTCTGAAATCTGGGATAATGCAGCCAATTGTTTTATTTAGTAAGGTTACTTCTCTTAAAGAAACAAAGTCGTTTATCTTGGAGATAATCAGTCCGCTTTCGGTAAAATATTGACTGTACACTGGATCCTTACTTAATTTTAGGCAATCAGTCCAATTGCCTTCTACTGCAATTGCCTCAACAAAGAAATCCGAAACAATATCGTCTACGTGAAGATATTCTGGAATTTCAACATTTTGGCCCAATAGCTTGTAGTAGTCAGACACGGTTAGGTCGTAACCAGTTACGTCAGCTACTCTAGTCCAAATCGTTACGTCTTTTTTACCTAAATTAACAAAGCTTAAGATCTTGTTAGCGTCTTTATCCAAAGCACCATAGTTTGTGCTAGAGTTTACATAAAGATCGCCTAATGCAAGGTTCTTTGTTTTATTTAGTTGATCGATGCTAGCAAACCATAGCTTTTGCGTATTGTAAAAATCAGAAATTTTACTAATAAAAAGGTTTGGAAGCAACACTGAGTTATTTGAAGCTGATTCAGTATTAAAAGTTCCGAAATACGCTTTATCCTCATCGTTAACCGGTATTAAGTTAAGCGCAAATACTGGGCCTTCTCTTAAAGCAATATCAATTGTTCTGTGAAAATAGCTACCGTTTTTTTCCAATTTTGTATCAATCTCGCCGTATACAGCAAGTCTTGTTCTAAGATTATTAACTGCAACTACTGAATTGATAGGGCCCTTCTTACTCGAACCAACGATTAGCCGGCCGGTTGAGATAGGAAGACTCAAATTGGTGCTTTCGTCAATTTCTACAGTATAGACTCCGCTTGATTTGAACCTATTCAGATTTAATTTTTCTGCCATTGCGGGTACTTATTATTTTTAAAGTTATTTATTTATCAGCTTCTGCCAAAATTTCACCTATTTCGTAATCTAGACGATCTGCCATTTACCTTTATTTATCAATAGATGACTTACAAAACTTAAACTTTTTAGTATTTGCAGGTAAAAGAGCATACTTATCGATTAAATTATGGCAAATACTGACAACTCTTGCGCGAAATTAGAGATTAAAGACTACTACCGTGAAAGATTAGATATGGGCTCTAGCTTGGAAACAGATACTCTTGGAGACATCCTTAACTTACAGGCGGAAACGCAAAAGAGTGTTTACGGATATGATTTTGAGAATATGAGTCTTCGTGATCTTATGAACTTTTGGCACATGAATAATCATGCATTAATTGATGAGATCCATGAAGCGACCGACGCATTGGGTGGAATTAAGGACGGTAAAGGTAATGCGATTTGGAAACGTTGGAAAGCTGCCTATCCAGAATATGCTAATAAAAAATTCTCAGATCTTTCTGCAGCGGATCAGCTTGAGTGCAAGTTCGAAATTATTGATATTTTGCATTTTTTCATGAATATGGCGGCCTCAGTCGGAATGACTTCTCAAGAGATGTATAACATGTATATGTCTAAAAACGAGGAGAACCGAGAACGCCAGTTGCGAGGTTACTAGTTTACTTTATAGATTATATTAATACCTAGAGTATAAAAAAAGAGCGATGATAAACCGCTCTTTTTCTTTTTATTAGTAATTAGGGTTATGAATTTTTCTTAGAGACTACAGTTTGACCTCCGATTACGATATTGGAATCAAATGAGCCAATCGAATCTCCAGCATGGTCTAAGATTGCATCTACCTCTACTTGGATACTCGCAGAGCTAAATAACGCCTCCGCTGTCTTTTTATATGCCGTAGTTGAACCGTCAACTATAACAATTAGGCCGTTAGAATTAATGGCTGAGGCCTTAATTGGTAAGTAGGTACCAGCTACTTCGTTCTGACTCCACACAGATATATTCTCGACAATATTTCTGCATAAGTCTATTCTAGTGCTGTTGCTTACGATTGCCGTAATCTTATCTGAGTCCGTTGTATTTTTTGTGATACTCGCGCTAGTCAAATAGTCAGGCTCTGCAACCCCGGTAAGCGTGTGAACAAGTTGCCAAGTCTCCCCATAATTATTTGTATATGCAACCTTATTGCCGCATACAGCGATTAAGTGAGCTCCGCTTATTGTTTCAATTGCCATGTCAGCAACTGGCCGATTTATCTCAAAGTTGTAGACTTGGGTCCAGCTTGCTCCGTTGGTTGTCGTACGGTGAATCTTGCCGTTCTCTGTTCCAATTAAGAATGAATTCGGTGCATAATATACAGAAGAGGTGGCTTGATCTTCTACGCTTGGAAGTGTAATAATTACATCCCATTCTTGTCCAGGCCCCGCTGCCCATGCAAGACCAGTACTAGATGATGCAATCCATAAATCGGCTATAAGGTTTATACTATTAATTGCGGCATCTCCTGGAATAACCGCGACGGCTGTCCAATCTGCTCCACCATATAGCCAAACCTGTCCGTTTTCGGTACCGACAACAATAGTGTCGTCATAAATATCGATAGCAACAATGTTTGACTCTAACATTGGCAGCTGATATGCTGTATAAACAGGCGCTTGTGTGGTAATCGGCGAGGTCGTTGTTGTTGTGACAGGCGCAGCTGTTGTTGTAGTAGTAACTGCTGGGTCAGCTGTCACATTTTCCCTATCTCCATAATATAGAACTGTAAATATATCGGTAGTTTCCAATTGGAATCCTACGCCAGTATAATTACCACTAGAATTTTCAGCTCCGTAAACAGTTACGGTTGGTGAACTAGGCGTCCATTGGCATTCGTAGTACTTACACTTAACTCCATTAATGAATACTTGAACATATTCTTTATTTTCTTTGATGTCCTTAAATTCTCCAGGTGAAACGGCATGAGTTAGGGTAATTACTGCATTGCCATTACTTAGCGTAAATTTACCAGCTCCGCCATTAACATTATGGACAATATCTTCGTGAATCGTGCCACGGAGAATAACCTTAAGCGCTTCAACCGCGTCAATTTTTTTAACCAGTGCCGTATCTGACTCGGTAAATACTAAACTCTCAGATAGTAGGTTAATCGTGTATTCAGTTGGCGTTGAGCTGTCTTCGTATGTTTTTACCGTTAAGGTTTGAGTTAACGCAAGTTGATTTATGTCAACCGATATCGTTAGAGTACCAGAACCTTCTGGTCCAGCATCATTGTACGCTAAATTAATTCCAAAACCTTCCTCGAGGGTGCCTGCAATTAGGTCTTGAACTGTTTCTTTTGCATCATCGCCCATGGCAAGAAAGTCAACGGTATCTGCATCAAGTCTATAAAGTATCAGGTCAGCCGGTACCAGTGCACTCGTATTTGTGTCTGTCGTCGGCTCGACAGGTGTTGTGAATAGTCTAAATTTATTTTTATTTGCGTCGTAGATTAGACCAGCATACTCGCTTGCGCCAGTTTGTTGGTAAAGACCAGTAATTGTAACTGAGCCATCGTTTCCATTGGCGAGTTTAATAAATCTGTCCTTTACGACAACGTCATTAACTTGCGTTTGCGTAATATTACCAATTACACTTAAGCTACCACTTACCGTAAGATCTCCAGGAATAGTTGCATTATTACCGTTAAAACGAGAATTTTCAATATAAACTTCTCCATTTGTAGAAGAGATGGTCAAATCACCAGTACCTGTGTGAGTTATTGTTTGCGCGTTTCCAGAAAGAGTAACGTTTCCAACTAATTCAGTAGTTGTCGTAACTTTCATAGAACCGGGTGCGATTACTGCAGATGGCAAGCTAAACGTATACTCAACACCATTAGTTAAATCATTTTTAGCAACACTAACTTGGTTAGCTGTGCTCTTAAGATCAATAGTCGCTTGTTTAGTTAGGTTTTTGTTACCTGCACCATTTACTAAATAGGTAAAATAGAGACCATCAATTTGATCCGCAATATCGTCAATTGCTCCAACGATTTTATCAACAACGATTTCATATTGGTCTCCAGCTGTGATTGAGTATGTGCCAGATGCAATTCCAGCTAAGTTATCGATACCGAACACGCCATCAGGCACGCTGCCGGCCGCGGACTTAATATACAGGTCAATCTG